GGGTCATTGGCCTCTTGGGTCAACATTGAAATAAACTGCATCAAGCCACCCGACATTGGTTCTTGGGTATTCAACGGCCAGACCGCCGAAGCATCATCCATCGCAACGTGCTGGTTAATCTGACGCGAGAAGAATTGAGACACATCTTGCACCTTTTCTGGGTTGTAACCGTAGAGCGGATTAGCCTTATCCTTAGCCGCGATATAGGCCAAGTTAAGTAAGACTGATTTAGCTCGATGCTTGTCTTCTAAAAGGTCAGCGATAGAAAAGACAACTGAAGAATGGGGCTCTCTAAAAGCTTCCTTCTTCACAATCGGCCAAAGTGAGGAGCCATCTGGCCCGTCTTTAAGGTCGAGCTTTTCGCTAAGTAAAATGGTCGAGAAGTTCTTGTCAATCCAGTAAACACACTTGTCGCCGTCATCATCGTAACCGTAATACTCAAGAATCTGGTAAACATCATTTTGAGCCGCCGTATCCGCCGTGGCATTGGCTTTCTTAGCCGCATCGGTCTTGATTTTGTACTGCCAAAGGTATTCATCGACACCAGGGGTAATCTGGCTTACGTCGGTGACGCCATCAATCGTGCCGTTCCGAATCAATTTAATCAGCTCCCACTTAGATTTGGTCAACCATTTCCAGTAATAGCGCCAGTGTTGAACTTCAGGAAAGAACGGGTCATAACCAAAGCTAAGAGGGTTGATGACATGAGGTTTCATTATCTTTCGCTTCTTATCAAAATGTAGAGTCTCCATCCAACCTTGACCGAAGAATAAAGTATCCCAGCACCAATCGTAGTCTAGCTGGTCTTTACCCATCTCTCGATAATCATTCTGGGCCAGAAGATTAAGAGCATTGATTTTCTTCTGGTCGATTTCTTCACCTGGGATGAACTTAGTTTGAATCTTGTCGTCGTAAAGGTTAGATAAAATGCGGTTAAATAAGGTTAAAAGTAAGGTCGAAGCAATGTTCTCATCGCCCCGTTGGAGATTATTTAGAAGCACTAACTGACTAACTTGGCGACGCTTGCGGGGGTCAAGGAAGTCAAAGGCTTCAGTGTAGTTGTTTTGGATTTCGCCTAGTAATTTACTTGGGTTTAGTAGATTTGACATTTTGTTGGACAATTTCTTTAAGTGATTGAGGACGTTCGTTAATAGACCAGCCTTTTTGCATCTCGGCATGAACGAAAACGTGGAGAACCTTACCCTTCCGCATCATTTTAGGTTCTTCGGTCATTTCCCAGCCATCCTTCCACAGCATTGATAAGACATGGCCTCGGTGCGTAGCCCAAATCTGTTCATTGGAAGGCAGTTCAACCCCTTTCTGCTTGGGTGGTAAAGCGATTTGAACCTGGCGAACAATCTCTGGCTTACCGCCATAATTGGTTAAATCGAGGTTCTCTTTAGGAGTTTCCACTACCTTGGCTTCCCAGCCATTGAGTGAATGTGCAAAACTCTTGTGTTCAGTTATTTCCCCTGCCATATTTCCACAGTTTTATCATAAAAGGGTCGGCCTTGACTAAGTTTCATTTGACGTTGGACTTTAACTTGTTTATCAGTTACGAATTGGGTTAGAACGGCGGCGTCAACACAGTTCGGGGAACTCAAACCATGACGGAACAATTCTTCCTTCGGTTGGATGACAATTTTACCATCTCGATTTTTGTACTTGACATACTCAAATTCATTCCAACCTGAATTATAACACAACCTTCCACCAGACAATAACCATTCACGCTGACGCCAGTGCAACTCGGCTTTCAAGTTCCCAAACATCTCGTCTTCGGACTTTTCCCCAAAGGATATGGCCTTAATTGGGTAATCCATTTGCTTCAAACGGTCGTAAACGCCTTGACCGACTCCCGTGTTATCCACAACTATCATAGCACAATCATATTGACGATATTTCTCAACTACCACCCCCACTAAATCCATTGTGTCTCTAAGTTTTTGATTGAATAGAATTTCCTGTAAATTGCCTGACCGAAGCACAATCGCCGAGTTATCCCCACCTGCGGCAGGGTCAACCCCTAAGATTCGATAACCTGAATGGTCGTTAGTTTGAACGATTGAGGCTTGGAGTTCTCGGTCGGTGACTAAGCGAAGCCAACCTTTATCATCCACTCCTTCATCAAAGGCATCCCAATTACCTTCTAAATAGGCCCGACGTTGGTTCTCTGGCAGCGATTCCAGTGATTTAAAATACTCTTGGGGTAAATGGGGATTCTCGGTTGGTAGAGCAGGAACGTAGACAAACTCATATTGCTCTTGTTCGCCAGGCGGAAACATGCGCTTAACCCACATATTCTTAACCCACGCCTCACCTAATGGATTGCAAGCCGCTAGGAACTTAGTCTGCTTGATTTCAGGCCAGCGTAAACGAGAACGTAACATGTCAAAGACCGTTTTAGGATTACGGTTCACTTCGTCTACGGCGATGACGGCGAACTCTACCGAGAGGTATTTAGAGACATCATCTAAGTTACGAAAGGCTAAAACCCCACCGCCGTAGTCTTGGGCTAAGGTAAACTCATGCTTCGCTTCTTGGTAGGTCCCCAACCAGTCAGGAAACTCATATTTAACCTTGGACAAATGACGGTCGTTCAAACTAGGGTAGTCCTCACAGAACAAACCCGCTCTGATGCCCTTAATGTTCGTTTTGCCGTGCATGGCAATCAACCAGTAGATACAAGCCCACCTTAGCCAACGCGACTTACCTGACCCCACCGAACCGCCATAGAGCGTGAATTTGAAGCGCTTACTAGCTTCTAAGGCTTCCTTCTGTTTGGGGAAGAAATTGGAAAGTTCAGAGAATTTAACCTTCTCTTCAGTCATCCTGGACAGCAATTACTTCACTAGCCTCCACCATTTGTAACTCTTCCTTGCCCCATTTCACCATGCCACTTTGAAACCGATTAACTAAAATCACCTTGCCAAGCAAGTCATCCTTAACTTCATGGCCCACAGCGACCACTTCCCCCTTAATAAAAGGATGTTTCTCCTCCTCATTGAGGGTAATAATGGTTGTTTTCTTAACTTCTGCTTCGGCCTGTTCGCGAAACACCACTCGTTTTCCAAGTAATTTCATATCATTCGTCAGCTAAGATGACTCGTTTAATAATCTCGCCACTAATCTTAACAGTTTCAGTTGGCTTACCTGCCGACTGGTTAATTAAATACTCGCCCGTCTTCAGTTCAGGCGGACGACGATAAACTCTAATTCGTAGACCTGTACTATCCAACTCTTCCACCCACATTCCTTTAGCCGCTTCCAGTTGCGCTTTAACAATCGGTTCGTACTCATCAGCAATCGTTTTGAGCAAATAATTACGAGTCTCTTCTGCTTTGATTGAAGCTAGACCACGCTTTCTTCCTGCTCCTGCTCTTTTACCTCCCTTAGCCATAATAATTAAAATAATTCACCACAAATAAATGATAAAATCAATGAATCAGAGTGCTTGAACCGCTTGGTCATACTGGTTCCAATCACAGCCTAACTCTTTACAAACCATCTTTTCTATTTTAGTCGCAAACCGATGCTCTCGCTTGTAAGGGGCTTCACGATTATTGCCTGGTTCACCACGACCTTTGAACTCAATATCAAACTTAGTAATAGCGTCGAAAGGAATACCCCGCTTCTTGCATAAATAAGCCTCAATCCACTCATGAAGACCAATTAAGAAGTTGTAGTCCTCATTCTGGGTCTCGGAGACCATAATATACAAGTCTCGCTCACCAACATAGTCACCACAAGTGTCATAACGTTGCTGGGAATGGGGAATTACTTTGATTTGGGTTTCCATCGGCAAAAAGGGCATTTAGCCTCTCCCATTTTAACATATTTCCGACCGCAACTACAAACAGGATAATCTTTATGCTGAAAACAATTAGTATCAAATTTCACAATGTAGTAATCCAAATCATCAGCTCTCAACGAAGGGACACAAAGTTCGTCATAATGCAATCCCATGTTAGTTCCAAACCACTGAACGGCCAGCCCCTAAATGATGGAAATACAACTCATGAGCCACGCCGACCTTAT